TCATAATAATTGAGGTTTGATTGTATTCACTGCCGCAAAGCTACAACCAAACCTCAAAGTGTAAAAGGTGCATTTCTTCGAATGCTTACGTTTTTGTGCCCTCAGAGGAAGAAATTGTAAGTTCATAGTGTCCATAGCCTATAAACTTTTTAGATAGTTGATGAGTAGTTGGGGCTAATTTTGACATATGCAATTGCGTTAGTCTGCGGAAAAAGAAAACGGTTCCGCTTTCCCGTTGCGTTACATATCTTTAATGTCGGGATACAGTGTAGCCATTAAGCATACAACACGGGGGTCGGAACCGTATATGAAGAAGCTACGGGCATGTATGTTGTCCGTAGCTTAACGGTCGGAATCTCGACACTAAACAAAATATGTAACGCAATGCAAAGATGGGTATTTTATATGACTTTACAAAAAACAAAATAGGAAAATTTCAATAAAGCATAGGGGTGAGAGATTATAAAAGGGTAGGGAAGGCAGCTTATTAGGCTGCCTTCCACAATTCTTCATGGACCATTCTTCGGAATTCTTCACTTTTGGCGAAATATAATAGCATAAAAACAGCCATTACGACTATAATAAGAATATGTGGAATTTTAGTTTCCACAAAAATAGAGACTATGGCGTGAAGCAGCACTATGTCATTTTTGGGTGCTTACTACTCATAGGAATGCAAAATTAAGCTTCATAATATATAGCCATCGCAACATATTGTTCATCACTCAGATTTACAACTTCAATAATCTTCTGAACTCTATTAATTGCCAGAAAACGATTTACCTTCATTTCGACTTCCTGAAATGAAGTTCCTGTTATAATCGTACATTTAATCATAATTATTCATTTATATGGATTCTACCTTCATATTTGCGTATATAGATTCCTCTTTATCAGAATACATATCAGATTGAACTAAGCGAATATAAGAACTCATTCTTGGATCAGTAAACCTATATACCCCTTTTGTTAATCTTCGCAAAATCTTATCATTAGAATTGGAAACAAGTTTACTTAAATATTGGTTCAGTCTTTGTTGAGTTATTTCCTCATCAAAGATAAGATTGTAAATAAAACGAATGGATTTACTTCTAATAAATTCATCATAACATAATGCTGTCGCATATAAAATCTTTCTATAAACAATCATTGTAGAAGATGATTTTACGGTCTCATCATAAGACTGTCTCAATGAATTCTCACAATCAAGGATAGATTTTTCTATAGCTTCATTAACGTCATCTATATCAATGTCTGTTACTTCATTTATAATAGCTCCTTCTGCTGATTTTAATGAAATCAAATGGGTAAAATGAGGATAGCCAGAGCTTAGTCTGCAAATACGAAATTTAGCATCTCTTGTAAAATTCAATTTTAATTTAGCTGAACCGCTATTTATAATATCAACCAGTTCTCTTTGAGACATCTTGGACAATTTGATTTCTTTCAAACATCTTTGTACTGAAGGATGTCCTGCTGTTAATTCTTCAGCTGATTCCGCAATTCCAACCACAAATATTTTAAAGGAGGAATTCGAATCACTCAATAATTTAATTAATTCAGCGACTTTATGCTTATCCTCTTTGTTTTGTATAGAATCGAATTCATCAATAAGCAATAGTGTATTAAGATCCTTCAATTTTTCATAAATCCAAGAAGGAGATTGCACCTTATCCATAAATCCATTGTACTCTGTACTCTCTTGACACCCAATACCCTTTATGGAAAAGCTACCTGAAATATTTTTTGATTGTATTGATATATCTATACCGCATTTCATCAATGCACTTTCAAATATGGTACTAAAAGAATCTGATTTAGAACAACGTTTTATTACCAAATCCTTTCCTGCTATTTTAATAAGTTTGCTTGATGCAATATTAGCTAGAGAGCTTTTTCCAACTCCCCTATCGCCAAATAACAATACATGCTGACCTGGCGTATTCAACGTAGAAAGAATCTGTTGCACTTCAGTTATTCTTCCTCTAAACAAGTTTTCTTGATTAATAGGAGTATGAGGAGTAAATACATTGCGAACTCCGCTTTCCTTTAATCTTCGCTCATCTTCGTAAAAAATTTCCTCTGATTCGCACATCTTAATTTAATTCAATAGAGTTGTTCTAAAATATATCGACAAAGATAGCAAAAAAATGAATATAGATATAAGAATAGACGTTTTATTATTGAACTTTACCACATAAATATATTATAACTCACTCCAACACCCACATACCAACCTCCCAGATAACCATACCCAATCTGCAAGCCCGATCCCCAGCGCTTCTTCTTCTTCTGCTGCTGCTGCTTAATCGTATGATAAATATCATTTGTCACCGTCTGATACACTATCTTAGGAAAGACCTTAAACTTTCCACTCAATACAAGTTCTATTCCCTGAAGGATACAGGTATAACGAACATGCTACGACATTTATGATGTGTCAAGTGTACGCGATCAGGCCCGTCACAGCAGCATATTAATGACGGATATCTACACGCCCCATGATATACAAGAGGCCAATGACCTTATAAAAAATTACCAGGGGAACTTTTGATAGACAAACATCAGGCCGACGTACCTTTGGAACGTCGGCCTGGTATACTAATGTTGTTTCGCCACCAGTACAACAAAAATTAGTACAGTTACACAAACACAGACAAAACCGATTTGTTTAAGCAGCGTGGATTCTTTTTTATCCTTTACCCCTTCAGTCTTGGTTTTCTCATGGATATCGGAAGTGGTTTCCTTGTCAGCTTTCACCTCCGTACTGTCTTTGGTTGCAGTTTCCTTCTTTTTATTCTTGCTGAAATCACCTTCTACATGCCCGTCAGCCAATAACGGAGGTTTCCCGGTCAGGCTGTCGGGCGGTTTTCGGGTATCATAGATACGGAAATCAATCACATAGCTGCCATTAGTGGTTATCAGCTCTCTTAAAGAAGTAGTAGACCCATGTACGATATTGACCGATTCACTCGTGCTGTCCTTCCTGATTACTTCTGTGTCGGATTTGGCAACCTTATGTGAACTGCCACATGACAATAGAAGAAACAGGCACATAAAGGGAGCCAGCAATATGTGCTGGCTTACCCAGTTCATAACCTTAGCCAACATAAGAGATATCATTTATACGGTTCATCCAGCCCCGTTTGAACTTGTTATTTGCAGGGCGCTTCCGGCATATATCCTCGATGAAATCAAACCGTGCAATCTTGATCTGATCAAACAGTTCACGAGGATTACGGGAATTGACTGCGACAAGTGTCTTAGGCCCGACAATGCCGTCAGGAATCACGCCAAGCAAATCCTGCGGTATTTTGATACCGTGCACTCCGCTTGCCCAGATCCAATCGACAAGGATATTTGCCACAGACTGATCCTGTATCGAATCAGCTTTCCATCTGTCCCAATAATACGGTTTGAGAACACGATTAACAACGTCCTCACGAGTAAGCAGATGTAGATCATCCACATCTATGTCACCGTCACCATCCTTGTCATAGCCGCACGATTTCCATGCGCCGATAGTCACTCCCATATTGGTAGCCCCACCCAAATCGTCAGGGTCATTTACAAAACCGCCTTCCCACTTCAGGATAAACGGTGCAAGTTTTCTTACGTCAGCCATTTTTCTTTTCCTCCTTATCTTTAATTAATGTAGTCCTGCGTGGTGGAATACGACGACCGCATTCGCTGTCAGGCCTGTCACAACGGTTATGCTCGGCATCTTTCAATTGCAGTTCCAGCTCGTGGCACTTATGAATCCATGCCAGCTTATCAGACTGTTCATTACGAAGCTCAACGTATAACGCATCAATCTTGGCGTCACGCTGGGCGATACGTTCTTCCAGCCAGTCAACCTGCTTGCGCTCGTTCTCATCCTCCATTGAATCGGCGGACGCATCCTCTTTCCGTGCGTTCGTCTTGCGGTTCACCCAGAACGTGACACCCCAACGGACAGCCTCCAATCCTCCGAAAGCCCCGATTATAGCCAACCAGTCGTTTAATTCCATTCTGTCTATTGTTTATCTGATTATAATACTACTTCAAAGATATGTCTATTTACTTACGTCATTGTTGCAGAATTACTTAAATCCATTGCCACGATATGACAATAAAAAAGAGCCTGATGACAATATTTATTGCCATCAAGCTCCTGGTTACACTGCAAAGATAGTGAAAACTATTCCATATTCAATTCATATTGAAAAAAATAATCAGGAGCAATATTTCGATTATCCGAAGAAATTAAAGAGTCACAATATTAATAGAAAACAAATAGGATTCATGAAATCTACCGGTTGTCTATAAAATCAGATGTTCTCAAGCCTTTATCGGGAAACATCTTTACTTTTTTCCTTTTCCTTTGAACATTTTTCAAGTCACGCACAATGGTGCTGGAAAGTACCTCCGAATAAATCTGTGTGGTCTTTACGGAAGTATGTCCGAGCAGTTTCTGCACAGTGGTAATAGCCACTCCCTGATGAATCAGCAGGGTGGCACAGGTATGACGGGATACATGGTAGGTTATCCGCTTTTTGATACCACATAACCCGGCCAGCTTTCGAAGCTGCTTATTCACTTCCGAGTTACAAGGCAAAGCGGCAAAACTTCCGATATCCGGATAGCGGTCAAGAATGCCCAATGCCCTGCTTTCAAACAGCAGATGTAACGGCAGACGGATTTCCACCCCTGTCTTGACGGATTTGAAGTACAGCCACCGCTTGCCGTTTATCCTAATGAAATTCTCAGGTGTGAGCTGGCAGAAGTCAGAATAGCGCAATCCGGTATAACAGCAGAACAGGAAGGCATCGAGCACATGGCGCATGGATTCCTCTTCCACCTCGACCGTTTCCAGCTTCTTCAGCTCGTCCGGGGTAAGAAACTCATGTCTGCCTTTCTCCTGTTTGATTTTGTACTTTCTGAACGGATAAGCATCCGCGTGCATATATCCCTGGTTGATTGCCTCATTGACCAAGGTACGGAGCTGTCTCATGTGCTTGGCTATCGTATTGTCCGCATTGCCCTTTTCTCTCAAGTATTGCTCAAAATCACGAAGGAATGTATAGGTAAGATCCTTGAAGTCCAATCCGGAACGGAAATCATGCAGGACCGCCAGTGTCGAGTGCAGGTTGTCCTTGGTGGACTGCTTCTTGTCCGAATTGTCAATGGCTGATTTGGCGAAAGTGGAGAAGCTGATATTCACGGCACTTTTCTTCTTGACAGCATCCTTCAGCAGTGAGAGTGTGGCAGGTATTCCGCGCTTCCAATACCCCAATTCTATGCCTTGCAGATACAGGATGTATTCATAGAGCATTATGTTGAGTTCGTTAGATTGGGGGTGGTTAATGACTTGTGCCCCCTCACGGCTCCAGCATTCCGGTTTGAGGTAAACATTGGTCTTCAAGTAGATTTTCCTTTGGTTCAAATAGGCTTCAACCTGTACAAGAGCCGTGCCCTGCCTGTTAAGTGTGTTCTGGCGGTTATATACAAGACGGTATCTGATTTTATCCATTTTTCCGCAAAGATGCATCCTCTGTTCCAAGCTGCAAAATTTAGCCAATAAAAAATACACCCCCACTTTCGCAAGTAAAGATGTATAATATCTATAAAAAAATGGTCTGTGAAAAAAAACATTTGTAAAAAAGATGCCATTATTCATCACGAACGATAGCATCTAGACATTTTTATCAGTAAACTCTTTTAGTGATTTAGAATAATGTTTAATTCAATATAGATGCTACAAAGTTATATATAAATTTTGTTTTGCCCAAATTATTATGTAGTTGAAGTACGGTATCAAAAAGGCAGGATTCGCCAATCCTGCCCAATTCCATACACAAATCTTTTTATTAATTAAAATACCTCACGGCATTCAAAAATTAATAAATGAAAAAAACATTATTAATTGTCATAGCAAAGCTATAACAAATATTTAAAAAAGAATCATTATATGAAAAAAAGAACAGAATAAACGATATATAGACCAACAAACATTTAAAATAATATTGTAATACAAAAGTCATTGATACAAATCCTTCTGGGAGAACTGCTCACTAGTTTGAAGCTGTATCCTTTCATGTACAAAGGGATAGTAGAAAATAGAAGTTATAATGATATGATCGAAGCTGGCTTTTATAAAATACAAAATAACATGATTGATGGACCTAACACTTATTGGGGAACACTTGTTGTTTTTAATGATAGTGCTCACATAACACAAGTGTTCTATCCAAACATAGACAGTGCAGAAATATCCACTAGAAAAGGTAGTATTAATAATTTTGCAAAGTCAGCGTGGAGAAGCATTTCTTTTACATAAAATTTACTTCGTAACCGACCTGGGAGGACTGATAGGGATAAATGATTCGTGGTTTAGGAGTAGAATTCCTACATTTCAAGGAGATGTTGAAACGTTAGTAGTATCAGGAATATATGGAATAACACCTGAGTCTATTAACAATCCTATAAATGGCTATGGAATTTTATCCGTATTTTCGGTTGGAAACGAATCACGGGTTATGTACTTACTAATATCAGTAAATGGAGCGACATTTATTAGGGTGAAGTATGATAAGAGTGATAGTAAGTGGAAAAAATTAAGTTTGGCTTCCTAGACTAAATTTGCTCTAGAAGTAATTGGCGAACCGTATCTTTGACATGGATTAAAACGGGTGGTCCGGTACAAGCCGTTGCCACCCGTTTTTTTATGTCAAAAATCAAGATTAATAGCATCACTTGGAATTGATTCCACTGTTTCTAAAGAGGAACTGTATAGTTGGGTCATCGGGGCAAATAAGATATTAGCATATTGAGCCATTTCAACAAATAATGATATTGAGTTTGTTTCCTGTATGTAGGAAATCGATGATATATATCCTTTTACTCCATTAATGAGCTTACAAAAAACTTTGGTTTCGTTCCATATCATCACAGAAACAGCTATTGTAGAAACAGAACCACTAGTGCTACCTACATATAGAAAACCATTAACCCATTCACCGGGTGAACTTATATTACATTTTAAACGACAATGCAAATTATTGATTTTAGCAATATTTCTGCACACTTGATTTTTGGGCATTAGTCCATCTTTTGTCGGTGTTGTAACACCAATCAGTCCTCCCAGTGCTACCGTTTTGCAAGTTCGTTTGTACGAATAGTAGTAATCAAATATCTTTTGTAAGATTGACTTTATACCATTTTCTACTATTATCTCCTCTTGTAAAAATAGAAAAAGTTGATCCTGTATACTCTGTAACTATTTGAGTTTTACTACCATCGGACAATACAATCAGATTACCCCATGATTGCGAAAATGGCGCATTGGCATATTCCCCACTAAGATTATATATTCCAGCTCCGCCAATCGTATTTAAATCAGTACCGGGCTCTATACCCCCTTTTATCGGGAAAAACTTCATCAGTTCTCCCAGATCGGAATTGTGATAAAAATTATGTCATAATTATATTACCCCATTCTTGCCAGCGATCATTTTCTATATCATATCGTCTGATAAATAATTTACGACTACTTATATCAACGATAATTTGAATAATATAATACCCAGATGAAAATATAAGCAGTTGTGCCCAAGATGTAGGAACATTGTTCCCTTCAACATCGAACAATGAATAGGCACCTGCATTTTTAAAATCATCCAAATTAATTTCACCTCTAATGTTACCTCGATTCCTGAACCAAGTTTCATTTACTCCTATCAGTTCTCCCAGTTCGCCAACAGGCAGAAATTCTTGTCTAAATTCCTACCTGTGTGAGCGTACTAATATCTATATCTACTTTAGTTGCTGAAATGGCATTATCCATAGAAACACGATTGGAAAAATATATCAAAGCTCGTGAGAATACAGGCATATATACATAGTAGTTATGATCTCCATCCTTGTATATTTTCAGCAAATTAGGACCAATACTCTTTACAACGGACAGTCCTTTAACGTGATGTGATACAAAAGAAAAGATGTCTGCGTTCTCGCTATTCCCTTCTCCAATAATATCAAAAGTAACGTTTATATCTTTAGGATAATTCAGTTTGTATAAAGCCCCTTCTCCTAGCATGTGATTTACCAAAAAATAGTTTTCATTTAACTGAAGTTCTCCCAGGTCGGAAAAAATCGCCAAACTCTTGTCAAGATATAGGGATTTCAGACAAATAAGACGGAAGTATATCTTTTTTTTCTGAGTCCCATTCAATAGTCGTTCCATCTTTTATAATGAACTCTGATGATGTCCCGTCTTCACCTGTCAGACCTAACCATAGCTCATGATTTCCAGTGTCCGGATTATCACCCATGTATAACCTTACATATCCATTAACACCGCAAAGTTTACTCACACTATAGTTTATTCCAGCCCAACTGACAGCCAATAAAACGCCTCTAGCAGATGCAGGAGAAGCTCCATATATTAATGCACCATAATGATTGTACCAAACTTTGCTTTCCGCTAATTTCCAATATCCCTTACTGAAATTTCTTCCCATGCGTCTTTTGTCTGAAATAGACATCAATCCATTACCTCCAGCCGTTGCAAGCGGCAAAAGTCCTCCCAGCTCTCGATTTTTAAGAAAATCATGTCAAAGAAACAGTTTTCCAATCATCCCAAGTATTATACCATCTCTGTCTTACTTTAAAAATTTTAGTATTCATATCTGATGCAATTTGTAGAGTGTAATAATTGATTTTAAATACAATAATACCTCCCCATCCAGAAGAGAATGGAGAGTTTGTTAATTTGCGAAAATTACCATTGATATAATATCCTGACTCAAGTTCATTAGCATCACCACCTTCAGATATATCTGCCATTCCCATAAATGGAAACAGCTTCAAATTATTCATGAGTTCTCCCAGAAGTACAAAATATAAGAGCTTAAGTTATAATTTCTATACAAAAACACCTTCGTGTTTTGCCCATTTTCCCCAATTATCTCCTAATTTTTGTCTTATATAAAAAACATTATCATTCATCGGAATGTATATTTGAGTTATAAACAAACGCCCAAAAACCAATAATCCTCCCCATGCCCTATGACCGTTAGGGGTATCTCCGTCAGTTAATCTGTCGTCAATAGTATAATATCCAACCTCAGTTGCCGATGCAAATGATGTTGGATATCCTTTATCTCCTAACATTTGATTTATTCCCAAAAGTCCTCCCAGAAGTGGATTAATCAGGTGTAGGTGTAATTATTTCACCTGTAATATTGGAAAAATCAGAGGTTGGTATTTCAGAAAAAATAGGCACATACCTTCTAGTGAATGAAATCTTATATCTTATGTCTATATCTGTTGACTTTGGTAACACATACAATTTATAGTCTTTATATTTGAAGTCGCACCAATGGCTCCCAATATAATATATCTTTATCGTGTTAGAAGGAAGTGCTATCACTCTATAGTATGCGACATTTGACAACGAGTAGATATATAATTCTATCAATGAAGTGGAAGTATATAACATATTGGAATCGGTTTTATAATCAATTACCAATCCTGCATTTGTTATACTCCTAACCACATACATTTTATTCATTAATCCATCTTTCTCCGGTGTTGCAGTACCGATTAGTCCTCCCAGGACTTTCGCGGCAGCCGTTGAAGACGTCAAAGTAGGATTCTTGGAACCATCCAAAGTACGGAGCCAAGAGAAGGTATCGGATTGGGGCAACTGGTCCTCAAACTCATCTGTTCCGGCTGCCGCAGCGGCAGCAAATGTTGATATTTCTGATGCAGCGGAAACAATCCGTGCGGAAACTAATTCTGTCATCTCATCGACGGTCACCTGTCGTTCGTTGCCGTTTTTATCCACAGCTTTAAAGCCAACTATATTATTCAAATCCATAATGCAAATTTTAAAATTAAAACAAATACTTCACCCATGCAAAATAATTACTGTTCTCAATATAATTCGGATCATCCTCGTTGGAATATGCCTCCCTCTCAAACGATACCACCTTATACGCCCTGCCGGCATCCTTCAACCGTACCGCCATGACCAGCCACTCCACACCATACCAGAGATAGAATGCCAGCCCGGCCAGTACCAGCCACCAGGCGGAAAGGTCAAAACACAACAGTAAGATCCAAATAACTGTACCGGTGGCAACTGCCATCTCAACCCATTGACGGGCGTGGGTACACTCATGGTTTCTCACTTTCTGAGTGATTTTCTCTTCCGGTCGCTTGCTTAAAACAAACGGACCGATTGTTATCGTATGGCAAGAACTGAACGCAAGCAGTAACTTTGCTAGAAGGTTGTTACAATATACCTTTTTCATGTTGTTCCTCCTTTTTATCTAAATAATCATTCAAAGAATCAGCCAGCAGACCGGGCAGCATGGAGGTGGAGCGTCTTATGATATCCACCTCTTCTTCGTCAATCTCGACACCTTCAGCAGTCGACTTGAAGATTTTCTCCGCAAGGAGATGCGCCTTCAAGCCCGCTACGTTCTTATATATCCAGTCACCGAAGGCCTCAGTGATGTTACTGGCTATAAGCTTTTCTTTTTTAATCCCATCATAAATAGGGAATTGTGCAAAATTTATTCTCATACTTTATATTTAAATTATCCGCAATAAAACATAACCCAATAATTACCCATACACTTAATGAAGCCGGATGCAAAATCCAAATCAATATAAGACATCTCCTGTCCTCCGGGAGCAGGCAGGATCCGTCCTCCTGTCAATCTTACTCCGCCGCTCATACGTTTGAAGTATATAGTATGTCCCGGAACATCCGGAGGAAGTGTCACTTCTATATTACCTGTATTAAGAAACATCACATTGTCATCATTGTTATTCAGGGAGGTGCTGACGGATATGTTCCTCCAGTTGCCAACTATGCCACGAAGAGAAACATAGCTGTCATTGTTCGGATGAAGGAAAATGTTACCTCCCTCCACGAATAGAGGAATGCTCGGAGTCTTGATGTGCATTCCGATCATGGCATTTGGACTCTGTATGTCAATTCCAGCATCATACTTAATCCCTTCAATGGTGACAAACTGCGTGTTTCCCCCGATTCTTACGTTTGCAAATGTCCTTTCGTTATAAAACTCAATCTGCCCGGCTGACAATTTAAAGCCGACATAAAGATTGGTTTCATTCTCATAAAGAGTTTTTGAGGACAGCATCCCCGAAGCGATGGAGAACGGACCGATACGTCCGCTATCCGCCGTAATCACGCCGGTGATATCTGCATTCTTACATTTGAAATACCCGGTTACGCCATTGATAAGAAGAGTTTCACCTTCATCGTTGTGGGATTTAAGCACATTGTTTTTGAACATGAATCCGGCCACATTCGCACCATCGGCAAACAAGGTATCAGTAGCGATATTCACAAACTTCTGCATGGCTTCCCAGTTGGAATCTCCGTTGGCTGATGTGGGTGCAGCGGTAACGGAAGCACCGTAATTCTTTACAAGGAAATTATAATAAACTCCCCCTATCAGATATATAACCTTATCCCGGTAATCCGCATTCCAGACATAAGTCTGTCCTGATGCGAATACACCTCTGTCACGGGGAAACGCCCCTGTTGCTCCGGTTGCTCCTATGGTACCATCATTTGCAACACCCACCCCTTTTTCAGCGACAAAATTATTATTCCATGCGTTCGCATCGGAAACTGATTTATAAGCCCGGACGGCAAACTGGGTGTATCCGGCTGTCGCTGGAACGGATATCTGATTGCTTAGGGTAGCACCTACATGAGCCAGCCAGTTTCCGTTGTATTTGCGTGCAGCCAGATAAAGCGTGCTGCACGTGCTTACATTGCCTGCCACATTCTGTTTGCAAGTGACAAGGAATCCAGACGGGGATGGCGTGCCTGTTGAAGTGAAGTTGATCACGCTGACAGGACTGTCCAGCCAGTAGGATGCCGACGGTCCGACGGGAGCAACCATCTCCTGCCAGTCCGCATGTACCGTCCGGTTCGCAGATCTGCCGGCGAGGATGTATCCGCCGTCTCTTTTCCTGCGGAGTCTGCCGTTTCTGAACTTGGCGATTTTAATCGGAGGGTTGGAGGTTTCAACCTTGCTTAAGTAAGATCCTCCGGCAAACGATACTGTACTGTTCTTGGTATACGGAGTATTGGCGGATTCCCAATGACCGGCTGCTGTGATGCTCTCACCATCCTTTCCGTCACTGCCGTCCACAACCATCGGGACAGTTTCGACATCAACCGCCTGACCGTTCACGTAGAACACGAACTTCAAGCTACTGGTAAAATTACCGGAAGCCACCCCGACACCATCACCGATGGGAACCTCGGCCGCACCGTCACGACTGTACTTCAACTCCCCGTCCGTTGTGGCCGTAGTGACCGCACCGACTGTCTTCATACGCCGGCAGGATACCGAAGCTACACTGTAACCGCCGTTCTTGTTCTTGCTGACCATCGTGGCCGAAGTGACAAGGCTATAAATTACCGCATCGGAACCGTCCGCCCCGCCACGGACACCGGTTATCTTGAAAGTCAGTTCACGGGTATAGAGCTGCCCGTTCTTCATTGCAGCCAGTGTGATGGTGACCGTATTCTGTTCCGGAACCGACTTTCCGGCAGCGACGGATATCGCCACCGCTCCGGTGGCCTTGCTTGTGCTTGCCGTGAAACCGGCAGGCGTGCTGACTGTTAAAGTCTCAAGGGTGAGTTTCTCGGTACCGTACCACATGGATACATGGGTAGTCCATGACTGTGCGGAAGTAGTAACGCTGGTACTGGTAAGAGCGACGCTCACCATCTCATTGTCAAGGTCTGCCATGACATTCGACTCCCCGTCCTTACTCCAACGGTGCACAGGGGCCGGAGTGCTCCATTCACTCCATACTCCATCACGCTTCACACGTTTGCACGCCCATTCCACCTGATGGTCGGCATCCACGCCAAGAAAATCATCTGTCCAGCCTTCCGGTATATAATCATCCTGCTGCTTCGAATCCGGCTTGTCAGGGGTAAGGCCGATGATGTTGGTACGGGTGTAGATCCACTCGTAACCTTTGCCGTCCTTACCGTCAGTCCCGTCTTTGACCATGACCATCCACAAACCATTCCGGTATATGTAAGTACAATGGTCAGCCGTATTTCGGTAGCTGTCACCCTCCTTGGGATTGGACGGATGGGATGCGAACTCACCCAAGAAGGTGATACTCTCACCTTTAAGTTCACGACCGTCCAGCAGCATCTCCCAGTCTTCATGCACGGTCCAGTCGGCTGATTTCCCGGCAAGGATATAACCGCCATCCTTTTTCTTTCGATAATTGCCGTTCCTGAACCTTGCAATTTTAATCGGAGGATTGGATGTTTTCACCTTGGAGATAAAAACACAGCCCGCCAAAGTGACCATGGTATTGACCTCGTATGGGGTCTTAGAGGATTCCCAATGACCGCCACCTATTACAGACAGTCCCGGATCACCCTTGTCACCTTTGGCGGCTGATACAAGCCAGTCCGGATTGTTTTCGGATGGCTCGGAAGTAGTGCCCTTGTCATTGACGCACAACCATGTGGAACCGTTATGGGGCACACGGGAATAATACGCATACTTCCTGCCCGGCTCCCAGCTAGGGAAGTCGATAGGAACGCGGACTGTGCTACCGGTAATTTCATCAATTTGAAAAATCAATCCCGTCATGATGATATCCTGCAATACTGCCGAGAACCTGTCGCAGTTGATCCCGTTGATGGTCATACCCTTCTTCTTGCCGAACCAGCTCTTCATCTGTGCCGGCTCCGGGTCCCAGGTGTTGGCATTGTCAACAAGGGTGATGCAGCAGTTACCGTCACGCACGTCTATGATGATATAAGTCTGACGCTCCTTGTCGGTGAAGTTCCCCGTCTGTCCGAGACGCATCTCGTTATGGGGAACGAACTCATATCCGGGACGCGGAACCATCACGAATGTCTTCTCGTCGTAATCTGCGGAAGTGATACGGTACTGTATTTTTCTGAAACCAATAAAGTCACCGGTAGTGACGCTTTTGTCATGCCAGAAGCCCAGGAGGATATCGTCCGGCTTCTGTCCCAGCGGTACACCATCCTCCAGATCAGGGGTGACAGTATAGCTGCCGTCACTATTGGCGACAAAGCTTTTTATCTTCAGCCCTCCGCCGGGACTTATAGTATTATATCCTTCAAAATAGGTCTGACGGTTGAAACGAAGTTCTGGTACACTCAGAGAGCTGCGCAGGACCAGAGCCTCCAGCTCGGCACGGGCGTCCTCACCGATGTAACCGCCCTGAACACCGGTGATAAAGTCACCGAACTTGGCGTATTTCTTGATGACGGTTCCGCCCAACAGGGATAATAGGAAATTTGTAGAATCCTCCTTGTCTTTGCGCAAAAAGTATTTGGTGAGCTTTTCTATATCAGAATTATCCATGTTTTCTAGAATCCCGATAAATATGCGCCCAATTCTTTCAGCTGTATTCTCTCCTTCTGCAGATGCGTTTCTTACTTGAAGAGCCAGTTTCTTTAATATGTCAACAGAATCGCTCATTCTCCTATTACACGAAAAACAGTTCTATTAGATTTTAATTTCCCTTCACCGTTATAAAGTGGCATACCGCATTCTTTTAGGTAAAGCACGCATTCTTTCAGGTAGCGGTCAGCTATACTACATGCATCGCTATACACCATCATCTTTTCCTTGAATACTGTATGACTGCTATATTCACCTTCCTTGTTCACGAAGCCGAAACGGGATACATTTCCATCTCCATTTTTGACAATACAGGCATAGGTATAATAAGCCAAAGCTACGCGAAGTCCAGTGATGATTATCTTCTTTTTACATTTAGTTTCATAAGTACCTCCGTCAAGCAGTAGCTGGTATTTTTCAGGATTTTTTTTCACGTCAAGGAACAGTTCGTCTCCCAACGCTGATTTGATGTAGATATTCTCCGACTCACGGATGTAGGTTTCTATCTTGTCAGGATCGAGATGTACAGACATTCCGCGAGACAAAGCCGATACCTCATCTGTTGTTATTAGATACTGCTGCATTTCGTACATACTTTAATGGTTCCACACTATAATCATTAGAGGGGTTGACTACTTCATACCAATAGCTGAATATACGGCTAAAGGTACGCTCTATTAAGCGTTGTTGCTTGCTTACGATAGAATTGTAATACTCGAAAGCATCTTCCAAAATATCGCCTGAGAATCCGACTTTACCAATACGGATGCAATACCATGGCTCTTGGCCATAAGCTGAATAAATACGTTCAACCACACTTGCGTCAGTAACGGTAAATTCTTTGTCGTAATTTTGTGAGTTCATATTTACTATTTCAGGCTTTTCCTCATCGTTTTCTAAAGTAACTTCCATAATCTTTGCTGCATTCGTATCACCTTGCAATTGGATGAGTGTATTTGAGAAACTGTCGTCATCGTCTGTATCTTTCACTTCGTTGCCTTCTTCGTCAAAGGTTATGTTCGATCCCTTTTTGGTGAATACCATAGCGCCAGGGAAGAAATTATTTCGTACATTTCTGTACTTGACATTGGACAGCCCTTCATCGGTACTCATTTCTGTAGCCACCCGGTCACCTTTCCCGACAGGATAAGTATTTTTCCCGGCCATTGACACCCATAGGATTTGACCTTTGTAGTATTCAATGCCTCCGGCTGCTTCTATTTGAGCCAGTATCACATCTTTTTGAGGGTTAAAAACATCTATATAGTCGATGTTTTCTTTCTTGACCTGCAGAGCTTTCCCTTTACGTGTCTTCTTTCCGCTCCAGTCTGGATGTACTGCTATTTTTGCCACATAACCGTTTTCATCTTCTTCTGTCAGACGGCAATTTTCAAATGGTACGTGCTGCATCTCCACTATCTCACAGAAAACATTGTAGTTAACATGGATTGCTATTCCATTGAGTTCGGACATGTCTTTGCATAGTAACATGTGCACATCATCCAATGTGTCACCTTTTCGATTGACTACATATTTGGAAAAAGCAACCTCACGGAATCCGTTTCCTTCAATGAAGTCAGCGAAACGGTCTGAGCATTCAGATGCAGTAGAGCTTGCAGCAATGATATTCTTTAATGTCTGCGGATATAGGTTGTCCTGTCCGTAGGCTTGAATTCCTAGATTTTGTAAATAGCTTGTATCAATGCGGTTACTGCTTTTCTTTTTTAAATCTCTTACTCTCATATTCGCGAGGTTTACGTTCGTCCTTTATTTCTTTTATTCAACTTTATCTTCGCCTTCTCCATTCATTGCGTTCACAATTTCAATGGCCTTGCTTAGATGCAGATTCAGAACTTTTTTACTGATTTTCTTGCCGTTGATTTGGAAATCTTTCAACGTGTCAGCCACGGATTCTTCAGAAACTCCGTCTTGTAATGATTCTACCATTGAATCAAGCAGGCTTTGATTGTATCCACATTTGTTAACACGTTCTTTCCAGTCCGTAGGTATATGGGCGAAATAAATTTCACCTTTTGGATTTTTGGCAAGGTACTTTTCAGCAACTTCATCAGTGAGGTTGTCATTAGTGTACATTTTATTGCTTCCGAACTCCGGTTGAAGCAGGACACCATTCTTTAATATATAATTACATTTTTCTTTCATACGGTTATTCTTTTTGATGTAAACAGTCATTTCGATTACAGCATCGCGATAGCAGTCGTTACACGATGTCTTGGTGAATTCTTTTCCTAATACTTCCTTGTACAATCTTTCTATCTCCGATTTATCAGAAGAGGAGTAGGAGGGAAGTTCTCCTAGCTCCTTTAATTTATCAACCACTTCTTCTAACTCCATAATCATTCAGTTGGTTTTGTCAGTGTTTCAACAAGCGTTTTTGTCGTATCGTAAGATGTTTTGTACAAGAATAATGCTGATTTGGGAACTTTGGTTTCTTGCAAAGAGATATTCCATCCCCCTTCCGTTTCTTCGGAATACTTGTCATTGCCGATCTCTGCGGCTTTCAAACCTTGGTAGTAACCGTAAACCTGGAAAGCTGAATCTCCCGGATTTTCGGTTTTATTTAACCCTTTGGCTTTATTTTCCAATACAACGACAAAATCACCGTTAGCAAGCCCGTCAATAATGTCATTGCATACATCGGGGTCATTTGCTAATACAACCATGTTCACTATGTTAGTAAACGTGTTACGATAGGTTCCTGTTGCCAAGATTGTATTGGTACCAGTAAAGGGGGTTGCACCGAATACCTGTACCTTGTAACCTTTTTTACCTGTTTTCAGTGCAAGAGTTTCGATCACATTCTTACGGGTTGCGTTGAATGTAACCGCACCGAAATCCACGTCTGCGCGATTCATTATCACACCTTCCTGTTCCAGCCCGGGAACGATAGGATCATCGCACGATGGTGCGATGTCCTTTTTGATTGTTATATCACATATTGCCATATTTGCTCTTTTCGTTAGTATGCTACCTGTACCAACTCATCTTCGCCAATCATGGAGCCTAATTTTCCTGTTGAATAAATGTAGTTCTTGCGGGCTTTCTTATCAAACCAAATATCCAAGTCCGACATCGGTTCGGTGCCCTCACATCCATACATCAAGTTCTCAGGAGAACATAAAACAGCACGATGCGGTAAGTTAAGTTTGGTTTTGTTGTTCTGATAGGCTTGAATAAATCTATCCCAAATGGAACATTTAACGATGGTTGTTCCATCGTATTTGCTGACCTCTACACCGTCAAATACAACTTCCCAGGGCATGATTACCTTGTACTTTTCTTTCATATCGTGAGTCAGAGCATCGCACATTGACTTGGTGGCGAAAATTGCGCATCCGTCTTTTTGGAAAATCCGGCTGTCGGCATCTTGCAACATCGCATCGAATATTGATGTGGCAATGCCTGTTTCTTTCATCTTTGATTTTTGTAATGCATATGATTCTTCTGCGTTGGCTGCAATTTCAGTGTGCTGTCCGGTATTGTTGGTACAGATGGCAAACAGACGTTTGAAAAAACCGTCACATGTTTTAAATAGTTCGATGTTTACTCCGTCAGTGATTTGACCACCTCCAGTGACAGACGCTGCTGATTTATCTCCAAACCATGTAAAACGCCACATCATTTTCATCATAGCTTCAGACAGCTTCGGCAGTACAATACCGTCCATATATTCGGTCGATGTCAGGTCTCCTATATTTGTTCCCGTTTTAAGGCAGTACTTGGCGATGGTGTTTTCCAAGTCTGTATAGCACATTTCCAAAGGAATTTGCCAATCCCCGATTTCCCATTCCTTTTGGGCGGCAGCGATAGCCACTTTTTTATATTCAGGGTCGCATCCGGAGCCGGCTACTCCGATATCTTCCATTTCACCGATAAAACCAGCTTTTTTACCGTTAGTCACATTGGGCATAAACGTCATAAAACGCTCCATGTCCTCGTTTTGAAAGACTGTTAACTGAATAAGGTCTTTCAAGTCTTTTACAGCCTGATTGTCAGGTGTAAGTTTGGCAAAATCTAAAATAGGCATTTCCCCTCCTTTTATTACTTGTTGTTTCTTTTTTCTCTTTCTTCACGAAGTTTTCTCTGAATAGGCGTTTCATTTTCTTCTACTCCTTTTATACCCTTGTTGAACGTTTGGGTACGAGCTGACACTTTATAAGTACTACAATGTTTTGCCAGCCAGTTTTCGCCCCCGGCCATACGGACTGCGTTCAGAATCTTGTTGTCCTCAATGGTACGGGCATTCGTCTTTAGAGAAGCATTCTCGGTTTCCAACTCTTCTATACGGGCTTTTAAAGCTTTCACTTCATCCTCTTCTAATTCATCAGGATCTTTAATTTCTGTAATAACGCCATCTGTCACAATGATAGTCTTGCCGTCAGGCATGACATGTTCGCCATCGGGACTTGCTGTATCTCCCACTTGGGGTTCACCTTCATCTCTTTCCACGGTAAGCGTGTTACCTTCGGCATTTGTCAATTCCATAGATACGACCTGTACGTCTTCAATTTTTTGATAGCCGCATTTGGCCAGCAGCCTGTCTATGATAGTCTGCTTCACTGTTACTTCTTTTTCTTTGTTCATTTTTTTGTTATTAAATGTGTAAGTTCTCCCTTTGGCAGTTGTAGGCATAAGAACGGTCGTGATAAAACCTAATTGTTTGGCTGTTTCACCACCAAACCAACCGGCTTTATTCATTTGGGCTTCGATAACTGAGGCTTCCGCCCCTGTGCGTTCTACATACAAAGCTAGCATCTTGTTTTTTTCACTCTCCAAGTTTGATTTTATTGATTCTAGGGTTTCAAGATCAAGGTCTCCATCGTATGAAGCCATATAAGGCTTGTGAATAAGAAACTTTGCATGTGGATAAGCAAAACGTCTTTCTTTTGCAGCGGCCAATAATATCACGGTTGCCATGGATGCACATCGTCCTACTACAGTACAGCTGATTTGCTTTCCTGAAGCACGTAAGGCGTCATAAATGGCATACCCTTCAACGGCATCACCACCGCATGAATGTATCTCAATATCAATAACGTGGTCATTCGGATCTATCCAAGATAGGAAATTTTGAATATCGGGAAAAGACAATCCCTCTTCACCAGTTAGATACCAATTTTCCATTTTGTCTTTATCCGCAACAATATCTTTGTTGATGTATAATTTCGCCATATATAATCTATTTTGAAGCAAAGGTAAAAAACGGTATATGGCTATAAGAATTTCAGAACATAATAGCACTGACACGCTTTGTCAGTAAAAAAAATAGGGGGAAGAATAATCTTCCCCCTTATTGAATTGAAACGTCAACGGACAACCTGTCAATGACTCTATAGATGGTCCTTTCTGAAATGCTGTATTCATCTGCCAGGTACTGCATGATATATGCCTTTTTATGACCTTCAGCCGTAAGACGGGTGTAGTCTTTATACATTTCCAGGTATTTAATATCTGATGCATCTAATGACATTTCAGACATTATCCTAAGAGTGTTCCTGTTTATATATAATAGTTCGTATGCTTTCATAAACTACCGCTTTCTTCTATGTATTTAATTCTATTCGCAACTGAAGTAAACTCTTCTACAGAAACGACAGGGGCAGGAGCCATCATCATTCCTTTGGCGACTGCTCTGGCCAGCATATCTTCGCCTAAAGTTTGATTATTCGTTGCTGTTACATTAATAGGTACACCTCCACCCATCATATTGAAGGATGATAGGATAGGGGCGAACATGGACGTAGCTTTGGCAGTTATAACGGATTCTCCATTCGACAATTGTGCCGGAATACTGTCGCTCGTTCCTGTCCCCGGTCCTGTAACCAAACCACCTTCTGCAAATTTAGCACTTTTTACTATCTTAACAGCATTTGCAATGTTAGAAAGGATTGTTGCAATACCTGATGCCATTGTAGCTATACCAAGAATACCTTTCCCTGATTCAGCGGATACCATTTTTGCGATCGCCTTACCTGAATTGATGGCGATCTCTGCCAAAGCCAACATTTTGCTTGCCATAGCAAATCCTCTGTCAGACTCCCCAATTTGTTCTGTGAGAGCTACAAGGCCATTTGTCACCTGTTCCATTGCTTCATATTTAGTTTGTTCTATTTCAATCTCCTTATCGCTCAGTTCTTTTTTGGATTCCAGATAAGCATTCTGTGCTTCCAGCTTGCGAAGATTGAATGCTTCTATACTTTCACCTTCCATTTGCTGCAGGCTATCGAGCTCGGCTTTCTTTTGTTCCATCCTTATACGAAGAATTTCCTCTTCGTTATCATATGCTTGTGCGATTTCTGTTTCAAAGCGTATGCGCATGGCTTCCTGTTGCTTGTTGATAATATCCTGCTCATGAACTGTTGCCAGTTCGTCTATCTTGGTATTGTACTTTGCTTTAATGGCCAGTTTCATTTCTTCGGTTTGTTCTGTGCTGGTAAGTTCCGCCTCTTGTTGTGCTTGTAATTGTTGTATCTTTAACTGATACTCCTGCTCGCTGCCTTCCTTGACCGATTCCAATTGCAGGGATATCATTTTTAAACGGTTCTCCAGTTCTTTTTTCAGCTCCTCATCGGACAACTTGCTAAGTTCCATAGATTTTTGTTGTTCCAAAGCCTTTATTTTGGCGTTGATGGCTTCACGAGCCTTAGCGGTAAGGTTCTCTTCTTGCTTTAAACTGATTTGCAAATCCTCAATCTGCCGGGAATAGTTCAATTCAATCTCTTTCCGTGCTTGTTCTCTCTTGTCTTTCACTAAGGCAAGCATAGCATCTTCTGCTGCCCTTACTGCTTCCAGTTCTGTTTGCTTTGCTTCCTTTGCTTTGTCTGCACCTTCCTGGCGGATAGAGTTTAGGGTGTTTTGCTGCTCTGTCTGACGGCCGTAACTATCTTCCATTAGCTCCTGAAGTTCGTTGAATTGGTCACGGAACACTTTAAGGTCTTCTATCGTACTATCTGATAATCCAAGTTTTCCTATTACTTCATCGGCTGTAATATCACCAGCTTTAATCTGCTCCATCAACTTGCGTACTTCATTGTTCATCTCGGTAAATCCAAGGGTGTTAGCCAGTCTTGCTTCTGCTAGTTCTGTCTGTACGGCAAGGTCCTTCTTCTCAATTTCCGCAGCTTTTTCCGCAGCTTTAATACGTTCCTGTGTGGATAGGGTTTGGTCATCTGCAGCTTTTTTCAGCTTCTCAATTTCAGCTCGGTTAGAGGCACGTGACATGGACAGCATGACTTCCCTCTTGTCTATCTCATTCAAGACTTCTGCCAGCTTCCACGCCTGTTTGGTTTCATTGACTATTTCATCACCGATACCAGCGAATATGGATTTGGCATCATTCCCCGCCTGTTTGAAGTTCCCGGTAAACAGATTCACTAAAGCACTTCCCAACTTGCCTGCCCGGTCTATTAAGACATTTACAGTGGCACCAAGAGCACCCATTATCTTATTGGCTGCTTCCACGCCCTTCTGTGTTTTGGTGAACCATGATACCAAAGATCCTAAAGCTACAATTAATACTCCAATACCAGTTCCAAGTAGAGCAACTTTCAACAGTTTCAAAACTTTAATCCAGCCGGTTGTGGTGGTCGAAACAGTAAGCATTTCTGTTTTTACTCCAGACAAATAATTTCTTACTCCACCCAAGGAGGTCACCATTACATTTATCTGCTGCACGAACGGGATATTGGCATTGGCGGCTTCCATTATAGCTTCCTTGTAATTGCCAACATTTCGGTAATACCGCTGTGTCTCTTCTTCAGCGCCCTTTAGAGCATCAGTAACCTCATTAATTCTGTTTTTTATGTTCATGCCTGTATCCGCATTTCGTTCCGCTTCGGATAAAGCATCGTATTCAGCCGTTAGGTTTGACAGTTTGGCACGGAGAGAAACAAGGCTGTTTTCTTGTGCCTTCTCCTGCTTGAGCTGATTTTGCATTGTTTTCGTTATAACACGTATCGAATCATTACAGTCGTTGATATAGGCTTTAGATGCCGCCATTTCTTCATTGTACTGCTGCCTTTTTATGTCTCCAGCCTTTAACTGTTCCTTCAGTTTCGCCTCTGCTTCTTTGGCTTTGTCGATTTTTGTCTGATACTCGGCTATAGCTTTGATAGCCTCATTATAATTCACTTTGATATCAAGTATCTTTTCTACTTTGTCTGCCATAATTTTAGATGTCTAATTGTAATAATTCAACATTTGCTATTCCTGTATTTTCTGCTGTAACGGATAGAATTGCATAATATTTCCCATATTGGGCCAGATATGCTGGAGTGGTCATATCTAAGTCTCTCAAGTCTTTTTCTGTTATTTCTATTTTTTCTTTAATGATTTTGGGGGTATACACTGCATTTTGAAAGCTTGTGTAGAATCTTTTTATGATATCTGTGAACGACAATTGTGTGAAGGTTCCATTTGATAGACCTCCATTGTTTTCCTCGAGAAGTATTCTTGGTTGAACTTTTTGCAGTTCAGCCTTTCCCTCTCCGTCATATTTGTACAATCGTATGAATGCTGTAATTCCTCTCATGTCGCATCCTGCAAATTTCAACTCTGCCATTTCTCTAGACTTCTCTAATGAGCTGATCAAGCAAGTAATTTCTCCACTGTAGTTGCCTTTTACCGTATCATCGTCTTTGTATTTAAGTATATTTCTTTGTGCAAAGCCATCGATAGTGAATTTCATTTCTTTAGGCTTGTTGGCCATATACGATGCTATTACCCGTCTAGTCCAATTGTACGCTTGTTCTTTTTTCTTTATGATATCATCGACAGACATAAATCTTATAATGTTCGTGCCTTCAATAGGATATGCAAATACGCCTAGCATGGTAGATATTGCTTTAATAAAATCAAGCTGTGTCATATCTGGCAAATTTGGTATAATGGGGTAATGACCATTCCCGTTAAGAATACTTTCGTCTGGTTGCTTGGGCGATACAAGGCTGTTTTCCATTCTTAGATTTATGATTCCATCTACACCGTTTGATACGTCTGCAATAAATCCGATATTTGTGAATCCAAACCGGATATCTGTACCTTTGTTTACTGAGTCAGACTCTACACCTTCGAACTCAAACGTAATATTGTAAGAGTTTCCTCCATTGCTTATTATATCCGTATATCCTATGTTGAATATTTCATTGTTCTCTCCGTTCTCAATATAATAAGCTATCATGGCTGCATTGCTGGGATAGAAAGAAGTTAAAGTATGTATTGATACTTTGCCTGAAGCATTGAGCTTTATGGAGTTTCCTTTTGTCTTTATTCCACTAATGAATGTGCCTTCGCTTAGCGAGCTTTTATTTACCGTTCCATAATATGATGAATATTCTTTATTTTCGAAGTAAAGTTCAATAGGCCCGGTTCCTTGGTTAAGGTAATATTTTGCATTCAACCACAGTTCATTCTTTTGAGAGAATTCCAACCCGTCATTTCTTGTCAGCAATGGGATAAACAGCTTGTTCAAGACTGCTTGCTGTTCACTTGGAAAAATGAATATCACATCATTATCAAGTGATATATGTTCTAAAATCCATGTTGCTTTAACTGCCGGATGATAGGGTAAGTCTTTATCGGCTGAACGTATATTGTAATTTACTTTTGGGAAAAAGAAATCTCCATGACTATCATATTGGCTTACGTTCTTTCCGCTATTCCATTCGATGTAATAATCAGGAAATGGATCATTCCCTTGGCTTTCATAATGCCAACGTTCTTTTAAATCTTGCAGTTTTTTTTCTTCATTGGCAATACTTGAAAATTGTGTTGCGTTTCCCCATATTAATGCGGTTTCAAACACATCAGACGTGCCTATCAAGTATATTTTTGCCCCTTTGATAATTTCTACTCCGTTTCTTATGTATCTAGCGTCAAGGTAAAATGAAGCAACGGAATATTGGCAGGATGGCAGGTCTGCGTGAAGAAATGCAGACTGATTCCTCACTGTGTTTGGAAGTTTAATAGTGTAGCTTGTGTTACTTACAATTTTGCCTATATCGGTGAATATATTATTCTTGTATTTTAATGTGATATTGGTGCTGTCGTCCATATCTACTAATTTGTTGTTGGCACCGACATATAATAATTCATTTCTCATAAGCTCTGCACGTTAGTTTCAGGTAATATAATGTTCGCTTCAAAGTCTTGCAGTGATACCCGCTGTTTGACGAAATTTCCCACAGACACATTTACGGCCATCCATCTGGCGTTACCGTTATCATCATAGCCCATGAACATATCAACAACAGGAGATGTGGCCATTTGGTAAAGGAAGTCATAAGTTATGCTGTCTATTAATGGAGCGCATACGGGAAGTGTCGTTTCTTCCATTTTCCTTTGCTTTCGTCCGCTACCTCCATGGTATCCGTTCTTGTAACTGTAATCCTGCATATTGTTTCTGATGAACTCTCCGTCATTGGATACCTGCGAAGTCTCGTCTCCTTGCATGAATAGCCAGTAACACCACATTCCATGGCGGTTGATCCATCTCAAGTATATTCCACAGTCTGAATTGTCAACCTTACAAGTGATCTTTGTGGCCATATTGAGCAGCCCTCGGAAGGTGAAATCAAAGGTGTGGTCAAAAACAGATGCTGCCGTATTACTTCCAGGTAGATAAAATTCCACCCTGTCTGAAGCATCTATTCCAGCAAGAATGATATTCCATGCATTTTGTCCTGATAATGCGATAGGGGAGCTTTCGGAACCATCTATAGTTACTTTTACATTCCCTGATGTTGCAGAGTATAAGCCTACAGAGAATGGGTAGTTTTTGAACCATGTCAGCACTCGGCTTCCATTATACTGCTCTCCAACCTTACTGGCTCCCCACAATATGAATACGTTGAACTGGAAGCTGTTTTCAAGTGTTCCTGATTCGTTATACATATCAAGCTCTATGCTAAACAGACGTCCTAACTTACTATCTTCGGCGTGAGTTGACTTGTAATCGACTTCTCTGTATTCGTCAAAATAGCTCTGCGTATAGAATGATAGGTCAAAGAAGCAGGAACCACCGAACGTCGCTCTGTTCTCTCTGTCTGATGTGGCTGTGGTGGTGTCCGTTACCGTTGCAGTAACAGATTGATAGTTTCCGCCAAGGATATTTATTATCACAGGATTAAAGCAGAATCCTATTTGGTCAGGATATTCAATTGTTGTATTATCTATCGTATGTGTTCTCATTGTCGAAATTCAGATTTATATGTTCAACTTCTGTTTCATATATAGCCGATACCCTGCTGGCTATATTGTCCACGGTATTTTCTAGATCACGGGAATAGATTTCCTCATGTTTTCTGTTTCGGTATAGTTCCGTTCCTTCCTTGGCTATCTTTCTAGCGACAAGGTAGGCGAAGGAATCGGGCTTCTTTACTTGTATACCCTTATCTTCCACCCATTGGCGGATAATCTTGTAAAATCCTTTCGGAACTTTCCCTGGCCCACGTCCGGTTTCTAGTACCGCGAATGCCTGCCTGCCCCACAAAACGCCTCCGTCCTCCGACATTTCTACTTTCAGACTGCCCTTTGTCCTTCCACTGGCTACTTGTCCGGCTGCTTCATGGTTGGCTATAATTCGCTTGCGTAACGCTTCCAGCTCTTCACCTATTATCCTTAGGGGTCCGGCTTTAGTTTCTGCTGCCATATACAATCTCTTTCACGCTCTTGTTGCAAATAACAGTACCCATTATCTCTTCTAACTTAAGTTGGATAACTATTCCGGTTACATTAACATCCAGCTTGTCATAGAAAACAGAATAAGGGATATCTCCTGATATTTCTTTGAACATCCCACTCCTGTTCAATAGCAATATGAATTCTTTGGCTTTATTCTTGCATCCTTCTATCACTGCATCATTTTCTGTGCCATCAAAATCGAACTTGGTTTTATCCATGAATGCCATCATACAGTTAGGGCAGTCTCTTAACTGCTGTCTGCCTAGATTAAAAGTTCCGCTTACAGGAAGGAGATTAAGCACTGCCGGCAATTTAATCTTGTCCAGTCTTATATTGGCTGTTTGCCAGTTGTCAAAAAGGTAACTTACACCCTCCATAGAGTCTACTATCTTTTTAATTTTTTGCTCTACCGTCATTTCTTCTTACTTAATATGTTTCTTAATCTACGTTCGAATCTTACTCTTTTGGCGTCCATGTCAAGACATTTATATACTCTGACCCATGGCACGCTGTCTACTTCTGCATGATCAGTGATACCCATGCGCTGTGCATAGTAATCAATCATGCCGAAAGGTCCAAAATTTAGCAATTCGGATCCTGCTTGCTTCTCTTCGGGTGTGGGTGGTACATTCGTCGACGCGAATAGTTTATTTATTCGTTCAACTTCTTTGGCCACCCATTGTACGAATCCCAGTACATCGGTAGCTGGAAGTTGGGATATATAACGTTTACTCAGCCCCATCAGTACAGTACAGGGAACGAACAAGATATCGTGTTCTGTTTCGATGGATTGCAGTTGCATCAGTTCTCCCATATTTATGTCGTTTAGGGTATCTGGTGTCTTATACTGCCCTAGTTGATAAGGTTTTTTCAGTTCATCCAACTTGGTTCTAATGACCTCGGGTTCGGTGGCAATGCTGCTTATTGTCAAAAATTCTTTTACTGTCATATCTTTCCTATTTTTGCTTTTGGTCGTTTTGGTGTTGGTTTGATGCGGAATATCATTGCCATTATCAGCATATCAAGGTAATCTGTGGAATGACCTAATATTTCTTTCATTTTTTCTTTGCTGATTATTCCTTTCTTCCGTGTGTCTGCATCAATATGTGCTTGTTTGAGAACTGACAATTCTTCAATGATCCGTTCCCGCTGTGCTTCCGTGCATACGATACGAAGCAATCGATTGTTAATCATCTCAGCCAGTTTGAAGGCACACTCTGATTTCAAATTGTCAAATTCAGGATTAATAGGTCGTGCTCCTCCATGAAACTCCTTGATACCGTTCAGATAGCTTTCAAGATAGTTCCCCAATCCGTCAGAGTCCGCAATCATCTTACTACGAGGAATTGAGCATTCTATCATCATCCGCTTCAGGTCTGTTTCAATGGATTTTCCAGTACTGTATTCCTGATCCAGTTTGATAAAACACACATTCCCTTTCCAATGACCGGCGATAAATCTGTCTCGTCCCTTCATTGCAAGGTCTGCAGAACCGGTAGATTCACCTGCAGGAGCAATGAACTCATTCGTGAACAAGTCACAGATAGCGTCGTAGTTACACAGGGCAGTCGGGTCATTATCATACTCCCAATTGCCGAAATATAGGCGTTCCTTTGTTACCCGGTCTTTTGTGTTTCGAAGACTTTCGATGTAGTCTTCTGTTGCCCAAGGATTATCCTGCACCAAAGCTTGGATAAATGCATAAGGAGCTTGTAATTTGTCTTCTTTCCAGGGCTTGTAGAATTCACGGTATAGCCAGTTTTTCTTCGGGTTACAGGTGATAAGTATCTTTCCGGGTACATGGTATACATCGTTCATGTGGCGGCCGATACGGGTTTTCAAGACTTCGAAGGCAAGGTAGTGCACTTCACCAGCTTCCTCTATCCATCCTCCTGTATATTCCTTAGACCCCAATCGTTCATACATCGGATCTTTCACCGGATAATACGTCAAGTCAATATAAACGATTTCACTTCCGTTGTCGAAGGCTATCCCTTCATTTGTTGTCTTGTATGCCGTGAAGCTGTGAGAAGATGCTACCTTATTGAAGGTCACGGTAACGGACTCACGGCTATCCTTCAAATTATTTCGGCCAACAAACCAGCGAGTACCGGGAAGATAGTAGGCACATTGCATCAGCCATTCACAGCCTAGCCATGATTTACCACCACCTCCGGCACCACCATACAATAAAAATTTCGTTTTGCTGTCACGAAGAAAATTGTATGCCAATCGCTGTTTTAAGTTAACCTTTTGCTCCATATCACTTCAATTTGTCAGCTTCGGGAGTATAGGGAAGAAAGTCAAATCCGTTGAAGGGTTTGCCTTGTGTTGTATGATCCACTTCCTGTTTGTCGGACAACCCTAGCTTTCGGGCTATAATGTTTGCATTGAAAGCGCCAACACAGGCTCCTTCAAATTGTTGAGTCTCGATGGTTTCTTCCACCCGCGCGATGACGTGCAAAAAATCTTCATCATTTTTTTTCATGCATTCACTTCTGAAGCTACTCCACCAACGTGATGAAGTACCTAGATAGATACATAATCCGGTGAGAGAGTAGGGGCGCTGTGTAGGTGAAACTTCTTGTTGTGTTTGCTGTTCATTAACAGTTTCTGTTCTTTTACCTTTTTTGCGTCTAACAGGCATGGTACGTTGTATAGCCTTTCTTGTTGTCCATGGGTTTTCATCACACCATTGGAAATATTCGCACGCCGCCTCCCATAACGCTTCAGGCGTGGCGAAGAGTTTATCCCTGCCATGCTTGCTGCGTAACATCCAAAACTGATTTCCTTTAGGTGCTGCCATTGTTTATAGTGTTTTAAAGATTGGTATAATTTCTTTGTCCAGATCCCATTTGCGATTATTGGGAAGAGGAAGTGTGAATTCATATTGCAACGCTTTCAGATAATCATTCTTACTTGCGCTCCTTCCGTTGGTTGATGCTACTTGAAATGACGAACCTCTTAACTCTTTTTCTGGGCTTATCTTCATTCCTTTATCGAATATGTTAAAATCCTTTCCGATGTAAGCTGTGTTTAATCTGATGATGTCAGCTGTGGAATGATAATGCTGGAAGTACCATTCACCAAAACGGAAGTTGGCTGTGAAGTTCTTTGCGTCAAGAAATACGGCTTTAGAACGATGGTCGTGTGTTTCCTTGCGTTCAGATGATTTCTGGGCGAACAGCAGCGGAATGCCAGACCAGAATATCATTCCTCCGGGCTTGCATAATGCTGATAACGAAAGTAAGACATTCTTTTCATCCTCTTCTGAGTTCACAGAGTTCAACACGCTATCGCACACAACCACATCGTACAGCCCGTAGTCCGACAAGGTCTTGCATATGGAAGCACAGTCTTGCCTGATTTCCTTTTCATCAATGATGTCCGCTCCATCTTTGCGGTGGAAGAATTCAATGGCGTCAATGAGATAGCCTTTTTTCTTCAGTATGGTTGCGTAATCCTTTTGTCCGGCACCGAAATCGAGTATGCGCATATCCTTGGTGATGTATGGTATAACCTGCGTTTCATACAACGTTGAATGGCTACGCTTGCTTGGAACCCCGTTCTTTTGCCGTAGCCGTGCCTTTTGGGCAAAAGACTGTATATAGGTCTTTCGTTCCAGATGGGAATACTCGAACACTCCATATTCCTTAGAGAAGTATTTGAGCGCGATTTCTTCTTTCCCTTCTGGAAGGACATATACAAGTAGGTCCATACCTAATAGTTTTACCGTTTTGGCATATACTGTTGAGATGATCACTTTCCCGGTATGGTCACATACGGCATTTGCAAACTGGCCGTAACGGAGAATCATTTTCGTAAGGTCAACAACACGTGAGTTGTTTCCTCCTTTGGAAAGAATGGAGATATCTTTGTTGGATACAGTATAAAATCCTTCTGTTCCTTTAGGAAGACTTACATTGATTTCTGGTTGGATTTCCGACAACTCACATTCCGCATAGTTGTGAAGTTGGTTGAACCTTACTTCATCGGTGGAGTTTACACCATCAAGAATAAAGGCTGGAACATGGGTATACCCAAGCAGCTTCATTGTCTTTGTACGTTGGTGTCCTGCCATGATACGTTTATCCGATTGACGTATGATGATCGGTTTGATAATGCCTAATTCCTTGATGGATTTTTTTAAATCTTCTTGTGCTTCATTAGTGAGCAGGCGTGGGTTATATTCTGCCGGGTTCAATATTGATATGTCTATGTATTCCATCATAAGCTAAGTAGATTATTAACAAAACCAACCATTACACCGTTCTCATCCAAATATTCAGAAGCCCGTGCTTTCAGTGCTTCCAGTTCGCTTTCACTGACTGGAATCTTATACCCCTCAAATACTAAATATTTGATATGAGCTCCGGCTTCATAGTTTGCGTTCTTGAGTACATTATGACTGTCTTCTATATCTTCTGAAAAATCTGTCGGATCAGGAAAGCTGATGCCTTCCATACCCCAATTAAGCAACTCGTTACAATCCCAGTCAAACAACTTGGTTATGTCCCATTGTCCGTTGTTAACGTTATCACGTATGATTAGCTCACGTTCCCTTTCCTCGGTCAGGTTGGGAATAAGAACGGTCGGTACTTGTTGCATACCTAGCGATATACAGGCATCATACCTTTGGTTTCCGGCTATAATGATCAATTCGCCAGTACGGTCTGACAGGATGATCGGTCGGGCTTCGAAATAATCCGGATTGTTTCGGATTGACTCTTTAAGTTTGTCTAGCTGTTCATCCGAAATAGTTCTTGGATTGTTTTCCAGTTTCTTCAGTTCCTCTAGTTTTCTGTAAATAATTTCCATAATTGCTTTTTTTGCGTTACAGAAACGAAGGTACTTAATAAGGGAGCTAAGGGGAAAAATGAGGAAAACAAAGTACTGACACGGCTTGTCAATACTTTGTTATGTGTGTTATAATTCCTTTGTTGATATCAATGCCGAATTGCTGGTAAGATAAAGAATTACAGGAAAGTATTTCACTGGTAACCTGTAAAGTCTTGCATTCTTCTTTGATGAACGTTAATATGAAAAGTGGGAAAGATAGATAATGCTTTTTGCAGATTTTTGGAACGGAGTAGAAACGTGACTTTACTTGTTTTCGTTTTCATTACCATTGTAGCTATCCTCTGATAATCACATATCTTCCGGCGGCTATTTCACTTCTATACTCGACAGAATAGCCCTTGTCTATAAATGCTCTTATGACATTATCGTGCGCCAACTCCGAAATTTGGTGTCTGTCTTTAGCGTCACTTCCAGTATTTTTTGCCCAACAATGAGGCCAGTTATTTCCCCATCCTACGCCATAATGAAAGTAAACACATTCGCCTTTCTTTTTGATTTCCGAGAGGATGAAAGATGCAAGTTCGTCTTCCTCGGATTTTCTTCTATTTGATTTTGGTATTTCTATTGTCAACATACTAATTTTTTTTTGAATTATTTCTTTATTACAACCGCCATAGTGCTAACAGTAGTTCCACTCTCTTTAAACTCGCCAGCTCCAATTTCAAAAACTTCTCCATGTACTTCTTTCAGCCAGTTGCGGAAATCAATACATTTCTTTTCCGAAGCGAATTTCCAGTGTTGGCTAGTTATTGCTGCAAGCGTGCCGCCTTCTTCCAATCGATCATACATAAGCCTGACATGCTCTATATCCTGATTACCGGAAAACGGAGGATTTGCAATAATCTTAGTGTAATGCCCTACACTGTCTTTCGTAAAGTCTTCATCAAGGAGTATCACATTTTCCAACGAATGCAAAAACTCTCTGTTTTCCGGCATCAGTTCATAGCATTCCACTGTTACGGAAGGACAAGCCCTATGAATGGCTTTAATGAGAGCACCGCGGCCGGCACTCGGCTCCAATACCGTATCATTTTCATGTATTCCTCCGGCAAGCATAACCAGCCAGTCGGCAACATCGGACGGAGTTTCAAAAAACTGGTAATCCTGCTGTAGGTTGCACCGTTTACCCTCTTTCAAAACGGAAAACACACGTTTCGGATTAAACGGGAATGTGAAACCTTGTACCTTTCCACCTTGCCATGAGCCGCCGGCTTCTTCTATCCACTTCTTTGCTTCAGCATAAGACTTTTTGTTAAATTGAACTTGAGGAAGTTTCAGAACACCGTCCTCAAGAGTACAATGTTTCAATATCTCTTCCACACTCCATTTTTTGCCTTCGTCAGCCTGCTTTTTCTTTTCAGCTATCGGAACATCCGGCGCTAACAGTGAAGATATTTTTTCTACAACTATGTTGCTTGCGTCCATGAAGGCACTGACGCAAGATATCGCTTCGATCAAGAAATCGGTGTCAACATGCCCGGTATCGTCATAGATGTCTATCCCTTCGGTCATGGATGACAGTTCATTGAGCTGCGCAACACTACCATGTAACGTTTCGATTAAAATCTTTTTTTTGTTCGTCATAACTTTTCTGTAAATAAATTCTTGTTGTGTCTACACTTCCATGACCGAGAAGATCGGCCAGTTGAATAACATCTTTGTTTTTTTTCAGGAACATTTTAGCGAAAAAATGTCGGAAGGCATGCGCGTGCATTTTTTTTGAATCGATACCACAATGTTTACCCCATGCTTTCAGGTGTTGTGAAAAACCTCTCTGAGTCAACGGTCCGTATCTCCCGACAGCAAGAGTACCGGACTTGCCTGTCTCCTTTATATAGTCCTTCACCTCCTGTTGTAATTGCTTCTGGAAAAAGAAACGCCGATACTTGTTTCCTTTCCCTTTCAAAACAACCTCGCCAATTGCTATATCCTCCCATGTGAATTGCTGAAACTCCGAGAGCCGGGCTCCTGTAGTACCCAATACCTTGATGAAGAAATAGTAATCCTTGTTGAGTTTTGTTTTCAGATACTCCAGTAACCGATTATATTCATTCTCGGTAGGAACATTAGAAATATCCAGCTTACGTTTCATTTTAGGTCTCTTTAATTCTATCGGCTTTTTCATCCATTTAGAGAACTTTTCAATGGCTGTAATACGTAACCGGATGGTAGCGGGAGATAATTTTTCTTCTTCGAGACTTTTTATAAACCTCCTGCAATTATCCATGTTTACCTCATTGGCATACTCGAAATACTTCTTCATTGATGTGTAATATATATCAACTGTATGAGAAGAGTAATCATTGTTGTCGGTCAGCCACACAATGAAATCATTAAGTTGTTTCTTGTTCTTATCCGAAATGACATCAAGTTTTTCCAAAGGTTTCACCGCCTTTTCCCTTTTTCCATATCCGATGTTGAGATAGGATAATAGATCGCATATAGCTGAACACATTAGCGAATGACGCACCATGACATCAGCATTTTCACGTTTATAATTCAAATAGCCACGGCGGTTCACTTCTTTGGCCATTTCTAAAAAATCCGTGACATGCTTGATATATTTCCCGACAGTATCATAAGTCCTTCCTGTCGTGTATATGTAAGAAATATAATCAGTTAATATCTTCTGTCTGTCACTATTCATGGTTATTTATTTCTTTTTTTTGATTTAATCTTGATTGGATTGTTTTTGGTACCAGTACCCAACCATTTTAATTGGATGCCATGTATCCGGAGCCAATATTTAAATTCGGACGTGGTTGTCTGTTTCATATCTGTTCCGATTTGAATTTCTTGTTTATTTCTTTTTCAGCAGCTCTGGCCCCTTTCTTGAAACCCTCTACAAAGCTGTCAAAACAGGCTCTATGGATTTCTAAAGTGCATCTTTGCATAAGTGGGCAAATCGAGCATTTTTGGCTAAGCCCTGCGGACTTCTTGGCTATTTTCGTTACGTTTTTCATTGGATTTTTAAATTAATTATTACGATTTCTTTCCGCTGCGACTTCACTCATACACATCTTGCACCAGGAGGTGAGACATCGGTATTCCTTATCCCCACATCTGACAGTCCTGTTATAAAACCGGTGGAGCGGAAGGGAACGTCCGCAATGCGGACAAACCTTTCTTCCGGCTTCCGTACCGGCAACCGTCTTGGCTTTACGGTGTACAAGCGTACATCCCCTGCATTCATCCAGTCTGCCTTTGTACTTCCGGCATTTGTGCAGGGAGATGCGCCCGCATGGAGCGAATTTCTCGCAGTCGAATCTGGGTTCTGTGTGATAGATGTTCATGCAGTAAGTTTTTTGATCAGACTCATGTTCTTCTCCACCAGCCGGATAATGCAGTCATGATACTCCGATGTTCCGTTGCATACGGCTCTTGACTGTACTATCTGAAAAGATTTAAGATTCACTTCGATGGTTTCCACATGTTTTTCTCCGACTATGGCTGTCATGATCAGGCATTCACTGCGTCTGTAATACCTGTTGGCGTATACACAATGGTGCATGGCTTTGCCCTCCTTGTAGAACTGGGTTACGCTTTCAAGCGGACGGATGACTATGCCGTCGCCTTTGATTTCCATGCCGAAGAATCTTTCCATCCGGTTGTAGAATGATGCTATATCCTCCTTGAGCTGCTTTTCTTTTTGGATAGCCTTTATTCTGTCCCTTTCCCTTCTTTGCCTTGCCTCAATTTCATTTTTCTTTCTTAGTAATCTGTCGTGCTCGGCTTTTAAATTTTTGGGACATACGTATTTGGCGTTATGCAGATCCTTGTGGAAATAGGACAGCAGGCTTATATAGTCATTCCACATGCTTGCATCTCTGATTGTATAACGGTTGCGGTTGCAGATGTTGAAGGACGGTTTATATCGGAGTTGGTAATAGCCCGTTTTGTACATGTGCTTTAACATATCCGTCTGTCCGGTCTTGATACATAATTCCGCATCATTGCCACCTTTCAGAAGGTCTCGTACAAGTTTTGAGGGGGGTACATCGGGGAACCGTTTCCCGATTCCCCGCTTTCTCAATTCCGGGATTAGTTTCTTTCTTGGATATATCCATCCCCATATCGCATATAGGTCTCCACGATAATTCCAGCTGTAACTGCCGTATTCACCCTTTATGCTCAGTGGTTCCGAATATATCCATCCGCTGCTTCCCATATTCATCGGTTTTGCCATGATGGTGCGTTTCCCCTCGACGGTGATCCATTCCTGAACCACTTCAAAGAAAGCATAGTGAATATAATCCTGTCTGCTGTTCAAATCAAAATTCCTTTTTCTGACGTACTTGCAGCATAGTATATGCCTTATGATCTGGAACTCTCCGGCGGTCTGTAAGATGGACATGTACTTTTCTTCCTCGACTTTTCGTTTCCGGCTGATCTTTACGTCCAGTTTGTGGTGGCAGTACGGGCATTCGGTCGTATCACTGAGCAGGGTAGTCCCCAGCTCGCTATTGCTTGTGTCTATCCATGTTCCGCCGCACTCGGAACACCATAGCTCATCCTTGCACCTATATGCTTCGTGGGTGAATATATGTTCTTTCGCCCATTCTTTTTGTACTTCGGTAACGGCGGACAGTTTGCTGCTCAGTCCGGTTACACGTTTCTCAAGTTTCGTTCTCGGTTTCATGATTAGAACAAGTTCATTTGTTGTACATTATCATCCGCTTTCTTTCGGACGTTTTTCTTCCTGAGTGTCTGGTATTGTTCTTCCGCTAGCCGTGCGATTGCTCTGTCACGTGCCGCTTTCTTATCTTCCTCGGTGAGTTCCACAGGTTTGGCGGGGGATGATACGGACGCTTTCTCTCCGGCAGGCAGCCGGTTTATTTTGATATCGTCCTCATCATAGTAGTGCACTGCCATCCCGTAGACCTCCTCGTCTGAAATCGCTATGGCGTTACCACGCTTCCTGGCTTCACCCATGATATAACTACAGCATTCATCAATACTTTTCTTCTCATTCGCATATTTGGGGGCGAACAGTGAATCTTCTTCCGCCCGTTTGTCCAGATAGGCTTTGATTGCCTGTTTGAAACTGTCATTCTTTGCCATGATAAATTTGATTTTGAAGTGGTTGATTATATTAGTTATTTTCGATTGATTCTGATATTATAATCACAGAGAAACCTGCCGATATCATCACTCGCAATGTTGGGGGGTGGTGCATTATCTCCGTATATAGCCCGTATTGCATCCTCATTTCCCCCGTATGCCTTCCAATAGGTGTAGGCAGTATGGTTATTGGGAACGTTAGGAAAAAGTTCTGTGAAGGCGCTGAAATCGTTTTTAGCCTTTTCTTTGAGCTCCTGAATGTTTTTTACTCCCTCAATCATGGCGCACGCTGCATCTTCTATCCGGGTGAAACCTTTTTGGGATTGTTTCATGGCGGTTTCATTGGACAGTTTGACGTGCTCGTCTCTTCTATCCCTGCAAAAGTCCGATAGGGCTACCATAATGGACTGGTTGTTTATCCTGTTTCCCCAGACGAACTGTCCACGGCTCCCGTTTTTAAGCTGTGTGAAGAATATGCAAAGCTCGGCTAGATTGAGAAAATAATAGCTGGCCAATATGCTTAGCGCCGTTTCGGCAAGTTGTTGAGGTGCGATATCAATGCCTGCGTATCGGAGGATTGATTGCAGGTGCTCTGTGATAATCCTGACTGATGTGGCGTTGCCGAAGACAACATTGATGTCCGCAAGGGTGGGAATACCCTCAATCCTGATTGCTTGTGCTAATGTCAGGTTACAATTCAGCTGGGCTTGCGTGCCGGACCAGTTGTCAACCAATTGGGAGGCTGTTGATCCATTTCTCAAGGTCTGCTGGAGCGGTGTCAGTGTCTCCGGCTTTTTCCTGGATTGAGGTATCTGTCCTGGGGACATTATCACAGTGATCTGTTTTTGTAGGCTTGTTTCCATTTTGAAGTCTTTTTTCGATTATCCAAAGGTTAGCCCGGCTGTCCCATCGTTCAATTTTAGCCCCGTTGGTGTTTTTCCAGCTTAGCGCATCGAAGTGGTAGAAGAATATCTCCGCCTGCTGCTCCCAGTCCGGGAGCTTGTCACGGAAGTAATCTTTCACCTGTTCCAGGGTAGGGGCTATAAATTCGGTTTTTGGTTTTGAAGGCTTCTTTTTAGGTTTTTCCTGCTCGGGCTTAAATAACTCGCTAGAGTTATTATTATCTTTACTCTTAAGTCTTATATTAATGTTAGCCTTTTTACTTAAAGGTTTACTTAAGTCATTACTTAAGAGTTTACTTAAGGGTTTACTTAAATCATTTAAGTAATAAACGGGCGATTTCGCATTTTTCTTACCTGACTCAAACTGTAGTAAACCTTTTTGCTGTAATCTGTTCCTGACTTCAATTACGGTTGGTTCTGATATACCGGTTGCGAGGACGATTCGTCTGTTGGGACACTCAAACGGATTCTCCCAACCCCGACTATTGCACTCGTTCAAAAGGAAGAAGTACAAATAAACTTCGTTCGAGGAAAATGCTACACTCTGATGTGTCTTCCAAAATTGGTTTACGTAATCTATATAAGTCATTGTAGGTAAGAATTTACTTCGTTTATGAACTCCTGTAGTGAATGGCAGATAACATACTTGTTTTGGTATCTCTCTGCTTCTGTCTGCCACGTTCGTTGGTGCTCGCTCTGTGTACCCTTCGGTGTCTTCATCTCTATGCAGAGGGAAGCCCATCCCTTTTTGGGTATGAGCAGGATCAAATCTGCCACACCTCTCACTGCTCCTTCATACTTCATCCGTGCTCCTGTCTTGGCATCACGTTTGCCACCGTTAGGCACTGCAAAAAGCATACGTGCCAGTTTGGGATATTGTAACCGGAACCATACCAAACAATCATGTTGTATTTGGCTTTCTGATAATGGTGTTGTCTGTTTTCTCATATTCTTCCGTTGAATAGGTTCATTGCCATATCTACCACATTCTCCTTAACCACATCATCCGTCCCTGTCACTCCGTTGGCTATTCCTTTTTTGGCCTGAATGACATCATACATATATTTGTCGATAGTATCCTTTCCAAGATAGTAGTAACAGTTTACGTTGTTCTTCTGTCCGTTCCGATGCGCTCGGTCTTCTGCCTGCTCACAATCGGAGAAAGTCCATGGGAACTCGATAAACGCCACACGGCTGGAAGCTGTCAATGTAAGACCTGTACCTCCTGATTTGTAGTTAAGGATGATCAGCTTGCAAGAAGGGTCGTTTTGGAAGCGGTCTACCGCTGTCTGTTTTTGAGTAGCATTGTCTTCGCCTGTAACGGTGACAGCTTCAGGGAATATCTTCTTTAGTTCCTGTACTACTTCTTTCAGGTAAGCAAAGACTATCAGTTTCTCACCTCCGTCAATCACGTCATGGATGAATTCGGAAAAGATTTTGATTTTTCCCCTGGCTGATATGGCTTTCAATATTCCCATTTTCACCATTACCTCGCCTCTTAATGCCTTGGCCACCTTTTCATCGTCCGCATTCTTGTAAGTCCGGAGATACTGTATCAGGTCGGCTTCCGCTTTGTCGTATTCTTTGCGATTGGATATGTCCACCTCTATATATTGGCGTGACTTGTCCGGCAACTGAGTGAGTACCTTGGCCTTTTCGCGCCGGAAGAAGCAGGTCGATGATAACCTCCAGTTCAGTTCTTTCACATTGCTTGACTGTTTAGGTCCATCGCAGAACCTCTCTACGAAACACTTGTATCCTCCGAAATCCTCTAATCGTCCCATTATCTTGAGTTGTTGTATAAGGTCTGTATTGTTGTTCACTACTGGGGTTCCCGTCAGTTCCAAGATATATTCTTTGCCTTTACATATTCCTTCTACGAACTTGGATTGCTGGGTCTTGGTGGATTTGCACTTGTGTGATTCGTCAATGACTACGGATTTGAATAACGATATTCGCGGGTCAAACTCAATGGATTTCATGGTAAACCGTGCATCCTCCTTTACTTTAAGTACAAAAAACTTTTTCAGTGATTCATAATTTGTTATGAATATGTTGCAGCATTTAGTCTCAAAGAAACGGTGCCAGCTGGCTTTATTGCGATCATCCAGAATCATGGCATTTTTTCCGGCAAATTTCTTAAATTCACGTTGCCAGTTTATTTTCAATGCGGCCGGACAAATGACAAGGCACGGATACGCTTTTGCTATCGTAACCGTGCCTATTGCCTGTAATGTCTTTCCCAGTCCCGGTTGGTCCCCGAATATGCACCGCTTGTGCTGTAGCGCATAAGCGATGCCTTCTTTCTGATATTCGTACGGTTCCAACAGCAATCCGTGTGGAACCGTAAGTTTTGGAAGGTCGGGAATAGTATAGTCATTATACTCTCTTGTTGTCACTTTGTGCTGTACCCGGCTGCATATCTTTGTCTGTACCGCCCAATCTGCCATCATCCTCACGTATTCCTTATCTTGTAGAGATACCTTCCAAGCTTTTTCGTCAGCGATATAGGCTGCCCGGATATTCTGTTTTACACTTGGAATCCGTTTGACTAGCTCCACTAATCTTGGATGATATGGGAAGGCTAGTTTGAAGCAGTTGGGGGTAGTAGTTACGCAAAATGGGGACGGCGGTATCATGATGCAAGTTGTTTGACTTTACGTGGTTTACGTGATTTAATTTTCTTTCCGTTCATTATTATGTCAACCCCTGCATCATTCATAGCCTGCTGGAATTCCGCAACCTCTTGATTGAAGTCTGTACCGGCTTCTGGAATGGCGTCCGGTTGTACGTCTGCGTTCGCCGTGTCTTCCTCAAACGGAAGTTCCTGTTGTACAATTCGCCATTTTTTGTTGAACAGATACTCTTTGACTTCGAACTCACAGGATTGGATTTCCTGCTCCAGCTCGAAGGCATTGATATACGATTCATTCTCATTATTGAACATGGTGAACGGAGCGCATAGGTTCAGAACTTTTCCTGTTTTGAGAAAACGTTTGGCTATCAGAGTAACCCCTTCATTATCTCCATCTCCGCCAATGGAATACCCTGTAACGTCAAGCACCTGTCCTATGATATCAGGCACTTCATCTACTGATTCTATACCGTCCACTTCTTTCTGTTCTGTAAGCAAAGCGGCGTGGGGATTCAGCTTGCTGAACGCATTGATAAGGTCTGATGTTACCAGGTTCTTGCCTTCTACGGTGGTTGTACCATTCTCATCCTTGTAGGTGGCCACCAAGGTACTGTCCTTGGTGATTTTAGCTTTTATGATCTTCATTATCTTCTATATTTATATTCGTTGACAAATTCGTTATAATAACGGTCTTCCGGAAGGGGAAGTGTTATTCCCAGTTCCGTGGCTGCATCTGCTTTGACCTTATTCAAAAAGTCCGTCATTTGCAGTGTGTTCAGTTTCGATGTGCTTCCGGCTATGACCGTTTCTTTTCCTTTGATAATGGTTGTCCTTCGTAGATATAGGTTGCAGTAATAATCGTGTACGTCCTGTTTGTCCGTTCCTGTTTCCTGTTCGATACAGGTAAACCAAAGCCACATTAGGGCGTTTTGACTTAATGTGCGCGGCTCTGTGTAACGTTCGATAATTAACCTGTAACGACCGTTACGGAGCTGCGAGCACATGAAATCAAAGGACTTGTTCAGTGTTACCACACCTTTTTCTTTTATAAGGATAGCTTCTTGTGCCATTATTCCAGTCCGAAAATCTTCTTGTCCGTGATAGATTCTCTATTAGCTTCCAAAAACTCTATGAAATGTTCTACGTGTGCCGTGAGCAGTTTCACTGTCTGTTCGTGATTGTAAGTATAATATTCCGGATATTGCGTACCACTGATAAGCGGTGTGCGGCTGGTACCGCCTTTCAGCGCATAAGCCGTAAACTCAAATGCCTTTATGCTTTCCATCTGACCGGAAGCAATTAGGCAATAAGGGTAGACATGGCGCTGCCACCCGTGGGCGTATTTGCCGAACTCGTATTTAGATGTGGATTTTATGTCATAAACAACATCCTTTCGGAGTTCGTCGATAAATCCGTATAACTCCACATTTCCGTACTGGGTAGGAAGAATGGCGGATACATAGACCTGACTTAATGAGCCTTTGAAATACTCTGCCTGTTCTATACACCATTGTCTGTCAAAAAGGAAATGCCGTGCAGGTGCGATATCCGTTGCTGGAAAAGCTACTTGTATGGTATTGGTTTCCTTATCGCCAATGATGGAGTAGGGGGAACGCTCTGTCGGCACGTGATTTTCGCAATGGACATAGCAGTCAATGATAGCATTGAAGGCTGTTCCCTTGTCGGCTGCTTCACTCTCAAACGGTACACGGTTGATAGCATCCAGAAGGTCTTGCTTCAGGCTCTCTTCGATTTCTTCCGGAGAGCGTTTATACTCTCCGGTTTCATTATCAATGTTCCAGAAGTTTTCCACTTCTTCATCAGCTCTCAGATACTTGTCGAATTTGTCAAGTAATGAGGGATAGATTCTATAACTAGGCTGCTTCATATATTTTTTTGACTTTGTCGAATTTCAATCCTAATTCCTTGCATCTTTTATTCAGTAGCATACCTGCTTGTAATTTGCTGTCGAAGATATGCTGCAGGCTCTCCAGTGATTGTTTCACTTCGTTGGCCGTGTCCGCATCCGCTACCATGGCTATCTGTTCCTTGATAACTTCCATAAGACCTTCATATTCGGAGGACAGTTCTGCCTGTTTTTCCTGATAGGTCTGATAAGTGTTTACAATCTTTGTCATAAAGTCGTTCGGTCCGGTGATTGTACCTTCTGCATTAATGATAACTGGTATCTTTATGCGTGCCGGAAGATTGCAGGTATTCTTACCGTAGAATTTCTCGCACGGATCAAAAGAGATGGTTCTGTCCTTACCTATGGCTTCCATATAGCCTACAAGATCAAGTTCTTTAATCAGGTCACCGGCAGAAGAACCTCCGATTTCCGGGCGTATCTGTTTGTCTTCTCCGTTCTTTTCCTCGCGTTCATGGGCTACGAATATTACTGATTTACCCATTAGTGTGACTTGGTTTACGAAGTTGATGAACATATTCTTTCGTACTCCATATCCTTGCAGGGACAGTGTGCCATCCGCTTTCTTCATTTTGGGATTGTTTTTCATTATATATTTATCCATGAAGGATAACATTTTTCCTGCCGTATCAATAACGATGGTCTTGTATTCGGCAATTTCTCCGCTCGTAAGAACTTCATCCACCTCTTCCCATTTGGAAATTTGCACGGTGTCTACACGGTGGGCTGCATTCACACGGTGAACGCCACCGTCAAAATCAAGCAATAACGGTTTGGGTGAACTTAAAGCAAGTGTAGTGTTGTGAGTTACTATATAATCGTCAGTGACATACAATTCATCCTCATTAGATACCTTAATGCAGACACATTCACAATCTTCTACACGGGTCACATCTACTATATATCTAGATATAGTAGATGTGACCCGTGTAGAAGCTTTTCTTTCAAGACTGAAAGGGCATTCTTTGATTTTCACGCTAACACGGTATTCGTCCCCCTTATCTTCTCTTTCGTATACATGTACATTAGCTATACCACCTAAAGAGTTAACAAGCTCCACCACATCATAAGCAAGATTCTTACTTGCAGTAGAAAAACAAACTCTATTTTTTATTGCACATCCATCTGTGTCCATAAGGCCGCGAAGCAAAGATATACGTTGTTGATGGCTTCCTAATTTGTAACAATCAGGGATAAATTTCTCTGTAGAATGGACGTTCAATCCTAACCGCTTTATTCTCTGAATATATCCTTCCCCATTGCCTGAAAGAATTATGCCGTATTGAGGGCATTGCGGTGCATCATTCTTACTCAAGGAATAGCCGTTCGGAAGCAGTCGTTCTACGTTGCTGGCTATTTGTGAATCTACATCAGGATTTGAGAATATTGCTACATTCCCCGTCAGAGAACCATCGCCGATTAAAACCCCAAGAATATACGGGTCAACATCATAACTCTTTTCAGTATATTCCATAGCATCTACTACCGGAATCTCAAAGCGTGGGATAGGTTTTCTTGTAGAAAGCTGTCTTGATGGAGACAAGGAGCAAGAGATACCCTTCGACATCATCTCTTTAAGGGTCATGTTTCTAAATCCTGCTTTACGGCTATTGCCAGTACTTGAACGAACATTCCATATATGTTCTTCATCGCAATAAGTTATGGCTCCGTCATTTGTCATGACTCTGTACACAGGTCTTACTCCTTGAGGATAAACACCCAATACTTTCTGTTCTTTACCGTCACATCCCATCAGGGTGTCTCCTACAGATATATCGGATAACTTCTTATATCCTTCCGGTGTCAGAACGCTGCAATACAAAGGTTGAGCCTTTCCCATACCTGGTTGTCCGTAGATTAATGCCGACAGGGCATTCTTAACTGTCAGTTCGTTAGGTTTTTTGATAAGTCCCATAATCAATAATTTTTAGTGGTTAATAAATGAGTTAAAAAAAATAGTTCCCGGATAGTCGGCCAGGACACACCGGGATAAATAAGGATATAGAATATAACATATAAAGAGGGCTCTCACCTCACGCTGTCCTTTCCAGCGGCTTTGGGTTAAATTATTATCTAACAAATTGCTCTCTGCTTCACTGCCTTGAAGTCTCTAACATGGCTACGTTTAAAGGGTGTACGGCTCCCTCTCTTTGGGTGTGGGTAATACAGGATTCGAACCTGTATCTGTATTCCTCCTGAAAACAATCACAAACCGTCTGAACGTAAAGAAAAAAGTGAATACCGCTTTTCCATTAAGCTAATTACCCGTGTGGCTTATGCCACTTTCTTTTTTAATTTTCTAGGCTTCCTTGGCATTTTGACCTGTGCATAACGCAGGACATCACTGGCATTGCAGAACCATTTCCCGTTTTGTGCGCATGTAGGCTTGTCGGAACGTATTTTGTTTTCTTCGATCAGTCTGATAAGCCTTCCTATGCCTCCAACTATTTTGGCCGCTTCTCTTTTACCGAATGTATGAGTGTCCATGATGGCTAGGATGTCTGCTAGCCGTGCTTCTGCCGTTCCATCAAATAAGATGGATGTCCGTAGTTGGTTGTTAACTGTATAGTTCATAATCTGAATCTGTTTTTGTTCGTCTTGTTCTTGATACTTGGGTGGTTCTTGTCTTTGCTCTGCTGCATTGTCTCATGTCGGGATGAAAATCCAATGCGGCAATGACAAGGAACAGGATGGAGAAGAATAGCTCAAGCCCGTGTTTACGTATCTCTTTTATATCGAAGTTGATCTTCATGCGCTCACAGAACATGTATAATACAAGCTCGGTATCTTTGGAAATACCCAGCTTTTTGTATATATCCCGCTTCTGTGCTTTGATGGTCCATTCCGAGCGTTGCAGACTGTCGGCTACTTCCTTGTCGGCCAAACCCTTGCAATATTGTTCGGCGACAAGATGCTCGCGCTCTGATAGCGTAATCATGACACACGCTGGATTTTGAACTCTCCGCGCTTGCGGTCAACCTCTCCTGTTCGTTTCCAATCGGCATTTTCTACACACATCTCCAATCTTAGTCTGGAAATGGTTGTGTTGACGGAAGATATCGCACGCACAGGGAACACAACGATATCACCTACCTTCATCGCTCTCAATGTGGCCGCCCAATTTTCTGTTACTTTTACCATATTACTTCAATTTAGCGAGTTTAACAATGTTGTCTAGAGCATTAATGCTGCTTTCGTGTCGTGCCTGTAGGCGGGTGAACGAATCGAACCACATGTCGCTCTGTTCCTTGACTTCTTTAAGGTCTTGTTCCAGTTCTTGTACACGTCTTACAAGGTCTTCGTGTGTCATGCTTTGTAATTCTTCTACTGTTGTCATAGCTTTATTTTTTTTGATTTTCAATATTGTCAAGTTCGTTGCTTATCACTAATGATGTTACCGCGAAGGCGGTGGATGCTATCCAGAACCATACGCCCATATCGCACATGGTAATAAGGAGTATCGCGTATGATACTGCGCATAATATTGATATTGCTTTCATTTGATTGTGTATTAGTTTTGTTCCCCCAAACCAATCCGATTGGCGGCATCACGCTTTTATTGGGGGATTTACTTAACTTTGTGGTGTCAAACAAAAAATTAAGTATTATGAACAAGTTTGTTGAAATCACCGTGGATGGTGAAAAGTGCATCATCAATGCAAGTGCAGTTCAGCTTGTAAAGCCTACCGATGAAGGTACATTGATTTTATTTCAAAATGGAGCTAAAATCCATACGGAATTTAGCTTTCAGGAGCTGTCAAATATTCTTCTGAACTAAAATTTCTTTCTTGTATATCGGGATAGTGAACAACTTTATGACAACGGTTTTGTTGATTATCCCGGTATCATCTTTTCCTATAAATCCATAGGGTGTAGGACGTATTTTTACTATTTTTTCAATTATTGCTTTCATTGTCATAAGTAGATATTATTAGTTTGTGCCCCGATAACCTCTCTCTGGTCTTCCCACCGGAGTTGTCAGCTACTGTTCTTCACTGCATAACCGTTCGGGGCATGATTGCCCTTTTTATTTTACCCTTACACGCTTGGCGCCCTTTGCCGCTTGTTCACTCAGGAATATTGCGTATTGCATTGTACCTTTCTCAGTACGCAAACGGCAGCTTTCAGTTACCTCCGGGACTGCACCCGTAACCCTACTCAAGTCTGCTTCTGCTGTCACCAGTTCCGAGTCTTTCGGGATGTGTTGTTGCGGAGTGTCGCTTCTCCTGTTTGTTATGGTCAAACTCCATTTAGTAGCGGTAATCCCATCAAAAGGTAGGCTCGCTGGCCGTTACCGCTTAATCTCCGCAGTACTGGGAGCCTAAATATCCACGGCTGTTGGAGTTGTAGCAGTCTGACCATTCGGCTTTGAAAGTGACTTTTTCTGCTTTGACCGGAGTGAACACTTTGTTATTTCTTTCTTCCTGTTGTCTTGCCAGCTCTTCTTGCATTGTAACATTCAGTTTTGCCAGTTTCCATGTTGATTTCAGAACTTCACCGAAGGTCTTGCCTTGTTTCTTGCCTACATACTTGTAAGTTCTGTGGGCATCTCTCATTATCTGTCGTAAATCGAATCTTTTCATTGTCTTACCTCTTTTTAGTTAGTCAATATTTTTGCACTTCCGAACTATTTTTCGTTCCTTTGTGCTGTTGTTTATTGTTTGATGTTGCAAAGATAGATTTAATATCTAATTTATCAAACAATAAATCTAATTATATTTAGATATTAACTCTAATTAACTCGAATATATGAAAGGTCTAAAGGAGCGGTTATTATACTTTATTGAGTATAAAGGTTTACCAGTACAGATGTTTGAAAAGATAGTTGGACTAAGTAATGCAGCAGTTTCGAAGATGGGTGATAATACAAGACGTTCAACGATAGATAAAATATCTAAATCGTTCCCGGAATTAGATGTGAATTGGCTTTTAACAGGTCAAGGAGAAATGTTGTCTTATGGTCAAGATGCAGAATCTATTTCAAATAAAGTACAAGAGCCTACATCCCATTATGGTAGGAAAGAACTAAATGAAGGAAATGGTTTCACCACATATCTTCTTCCCATGTCAGCTATGGGAGGAACGCTTACGGGGTTTGCGGCTCCAGGCGCAATGCTCCAAAATTGTGAGGCTATAATTTCACCCATTGAAGATGTAGACTTTGCCATTACAGTATATGGAGATAGTATGGCACCTGAATACCCCTCAGGTTCCCGTATTTTGATAAAGAAGATAAACCCCAATATCTTTATAGACTGGGGTAAAACATACGTTTTGGACACTGCAAATGGGGTTATAGTAAAGGAACTTCATGAGTGCAAGGGTAAGGAAGGTTATGTGAAATGCCATTCGGTTAACCCGGACCCGAAATTTTCGGACTTTGACGTTCCTTTGTCAGAGGTGTACGGCGTGTATCGAGTACTTATGTGTATGTCGGCAAAATAACAAGTGAAAGCAATCTGTATAATAAACTTTTAATATAAAATACTATGGATTTTAAAGATGCAATTAAACAACTCGCAGACAGAGTTGGAAAATTAAAAGATAACATTCAAACAGAAGAAGCAACAAAGAACGCTTTTATCATGCCTTTTATAAATGCTTTGGGATATGATGTCTTTAACCCGTTGGAAGTATTGCCAGAAATGACTTGTGATATTGGTACAAAAAAGGGAGAAAAGATTGATTATGCCATAATGAAGGACGATCAGCCTATCTTGCTTATTGAATGTAAACACTGGAAGCAGGATTTGAATCTTCACGACAATCAACTATTGCGTTATTTCAATGTTTCAAAGGCTAAGTTTGGATTATTGACTAATGGTATTATTTATCGTTTTTATACAGATTTGAAAGAACCCAATATAATGGATGATAAACCATTCTTGGAAGTGGACATAACGGATTTGAGGGATAATCAAATTGAAGAGTTGAAGAAATTTCATAAATCGTACTTTGACGTAGACAATATACTAAACTCAGCCAGTGAATTAAAGTATATGGGAGAATTGAAGGCTATCATTCAGGAGGAATTTTCCTCACCGAGCACTGATTTTGTGAAAATGTTTGCGACTAAAGTATATGAAGGAAGAATGTTGCAAAATATAATCGATCAGTTTACCCCTTTGGTAAAACGTGCTATTTCTTCACATATCAATGATATCATTAATGAGCGTTTAAAAGGTGCTTTAACCGTTAGTGATTCAAAAATTGAGTCGACTCAACCGAAGCAAACTGACACTCCGGCTGAAGAAACTCAAGCAGAAAATCAACCAGAATCAAAAGTCGTTACTACAGAAGAAGAACTTGATGCTTATCGTATCGTTAAGGCAATCTGTCGGAAAAAAGTGGATATATCCCGTATAGTATATCGTGATGCTCAAACATACTTTAGCGTTTTGCTTGATGACAACAATAGAAAGCCTATTTGTCGTATGTATTTCAATACAGCTACAAAATATGTGGCTACCATTGATGAAAATAAGAAAGATGTGAAACATGTTATTGAAAGCCTTGATGATATTTATAACTATGAGGATGAATTCTTTAAGGCGATCGATATGTACGAACATAAGGAATAGGATAAAAGTTCTAGAAGATTAATTAAAGATAATTGCAGCATTAGCAAATGTATTGTTAGTGCTGCAATGTGAATATTGGAGTTTTATTATATATGGTTCAAAGCATATATAACTGTTCGTGTCAGTGGAAAAATCAAAAACACTGTAGGCTTTCACCTTCATGCAAAGGGTGGGGATGTCGATTTCTGTCTACGCCCATTGAAGAGATTCCAGCAACAATCCAGGAGAAAGCAAAGCTCTTTTCCAAAGTGTATCGGGAAGCGAAGCAAAAGGGAGTGCTGGAATGTCCGCACTACCGATCAATTTTCATAGATGAGGTGCTGGCCAATTTACCAAAGGGTGAAGTGTGTTAAATAAATGGTTTATGTTATTGTTTATTGTTTGATTTTCGTATATTTGCAATAAATCTTAATTTGAATGGGAAGTTGGAGTGAACAACAGGAAGTAAAGAAGGAAGTCAAGGAAAAGGACAAGGTAAGACGGGAAAAACTTGCCGGGTTGTTTTTTGATTTAGCAAAACTTTCATTTGCCGGACTTGTTGTAGGTGGAATAGTTTCCATGAAGCCTGATGTAGATATAACTCTTGACATATACAGGGTTATTATAGGTGGAATCTCTACCATCATTTTTATTAGAATAGGAAATACAATTTTAAAATAAAGTGGATTATGGACATGTTAAGTTTAGTATATACAATAAGTGCTGTTGTAGGTGGTGGATTTTTGGTGTGGCTTAACACAAAATCCGGGAAAAAATGGCTCGCAAATCTATAG